GTAGTAATACGTTGGGTGGTAAGCAGAGCCTGTTCCCGATGCCGTGTAATTATACGTATACGCATACGTGTAGGAGTCGTTTTCAAGTCCCACAGCCGCCCACCAGTTATTAGAGTCTTGAATCATAAACGCAACGCCAGTACCTAACGAAGAGTTCTTAGTGGATACGGTAACGAGAGGGCTTTTAAGGTCTACCGCAGCTATCGAAGCGCTGGTAGCGCTCACCGTATCATCCGACTGCGCTACTCCGTTATTTGCGTACCAGATTCCCTTAATGGCTTGCCATAAAGTTCCTGACGAGGTAGTTCCTAAAGAGCCAGAAGTAGTTCTATTAAAGTCATCTGTAACAATAGGAATAGGAGCTACGGAGTTAGATGCAGCAGAGGCCGCAGATGAGCCGTTGGCGTTTATCGCCGTAACAGCAAAGGTGTAGAACACACTTGGCAAAAAGTTTCCAGTAACTGTGAGTGGGCTAGAGGAGCCCGATACAGTAAGGGGAATACTAGGGGAGCTTGTTACCGTGTAAGAGGTTATTGACGAACCTCCAGTAGCCCCTGGTGTAAAAGGAATAGAAACTGTCGTAGAGTTTGTAACGGTTACAGTGCCAATAACTGGGGCATCAGGAACGGTTTTTATTGCTACAGATGATGATGCGGAAGAGGCGTTTGATGTTCCGTTGTCGTTTGTAGCCGTTACTGTAAAAGCATAAGAAGTATTTGAGTTTAACCCTGTAACCGTAACAGGGGAGTTTCCTGTTGCAGTAATGCCGCCAGGACTAGATGTTACCGTGTACTGTGTTATTGCTTTTCCACCAGAAGCAGGAGAGGTAAAAGAAACTGTAGCCCGTCCATTATTAAATCCAGAGCCTGAGTTTACTGCGATAGCAGAGGTTATTGTTGGAGAGTCAGGCACAGATGTGGGGGTTACAGAGGTAGTTGTAAAAGGCGATGATGAGCCTGCTCCACTTGTACCCCGAACGGAAAATGTGTAGGAAGTACCTGGAGTAAGTCCAGTAGCGATAAGTGGATTTTGCGAACTACTTGATGTAATACTGTCTGGGGTAGAAGTGGCGGTAAACCCTGTAGCAGTTCCTCCAGTGGTAGCTACGTTAATTGGAATGGATACAGCAGCGCTATTAAACGGCCTATTTGTTCCAATATCCGTAGGAGTTCCTACCGAGAGTAAGTCAGGGACATCAGGTATCTTTACTGAGGGACGGCTTATCTGGCCTTTTTGATACTGCTTATCTGAAGACGTTCTAGCAGAGGCAGACTCTTCGCTGACGTGTCTAGGACCCATGTGAACCCCTTAAGCGCTGATGTCGCCGTATAGTACCCAAGCATCTGTAGAGACTTGAATAAGCTCTGCTCGAGAATATTGGGCGCGAGTTTTTAATCCAGGTGTTCCATTGATAGTAACTCCAGAAGCGCCTGCAAAAGTTACTTGCCCAGCGCCGTACTGAATAACAGACACTTTACTACCGACAGGAATTCCTGCCACAGAGTACAAGGGAACGGTAATAGTGTTTGAGCTGCTGCTCGTCGCCAAGATAACCTTAGAAGCATCTGTTGATGCTAAGGTGTATGAGGAAGATTGCGAGTTAATCGCGCTTGGTTGCCCGATGAGTCCGCTAACGTTGGAGACAGACATTAAGCGAGCTCACTTCCAAAGGCGCTAAATGACATGGTTGAGCTAGAGCCATAGACCTGAATTTTATCGCCAGAAGCTAGCGTTAGTCCAAGAGTCAGAACTGTAGAGTCAGAACCAGCAACAGTTGCGCCGTAGATAATCCAGTGCTTAGCAGCAGTAGAGCTGTCTGCAGACGGGCGGACGGCAATGCGGTAGGTAGCTGGGGTCGAAGCTTGATTACAGACGGTGACTGTGGAGACAATCGCCTGAGCGCCTGCGGTATATAGGGTGCCTTCTGTAGTTGCCCCAAGGGTAGCTGTTGCTACTTGACCCAAGACCTTATATGTGGTTGCCATTGATACTCCTTAAATGCGGTAGTTAATTATCTCCATATGGCGCCTTTTTTGTGCGCTTAACTAATCTTGCTGAGGTTGTTTTCTACCGCTGTCTTATACATAGGGGCAAGGTCTTTTTCTAAAAGAGCATTAAAGAGCTGGATAGACTCGTCCTTGCGCCCAACCCACCATGCGGCAACGGCCTTCTGGAAAGTCAAAACGTACGGGTCTATGTACCCTAGGGTAAGAGGCAAAGGGCCAAGTTCTTGGGTAGAAAAATATAGACCAACCTCAGCTGCTGTGTAGGACTCTTGCCATTTTTTATTGCGCTCGTAGTATTGCGCCAACACAAACCACGCTTCTGGACGGTTAGGTAGGTAGGCAATAGCCTTGTCTATTAGGTTCTTTACTGTATTGGTGCGATTTTTTTGGCGCTCAAAACAGTTAGAGGATTCTAACAAGGCTGCGTAGACAAGCTCTGGGGTTGAATAGTAGCCGTACTCAGCAGTACGTAGGTAAAAGGATACGGCGCTCGCAGTCTGCCCAATCTTCTCGTACTCAACTGCAGTCATAAAGCTAAGAGCAGGATTAAATGGGTCGTTGGAAATGTCGACAATTAGCTTGTTAATAGCCTCATACATTGAGGGCCTCCTCGACGAGTTCATCTACCACTGTAGCTGGGACCTCTAATACAAAGGCAGCGTTATCAACAAAACCAAAACTAATAATAAGAGAACCGTCATGTACTGCTGCTCCTGCCGCGAATTCAATTTGACCATCTAAGAATGACCATGACTGTGGAGATACCCCAATCAAGTTAAGCTCAGAATCCCACACACATAAACGATGGCGGTAAGTGCCATTTTTTTGCCCCAAGTAATTCTTAAAGAGGACTACCTCATGGGTAATAGCAATATAGTTATTGCCCCACTTGACGAGCTGGCTACAGCCACGTTGGTCAGCGTTGACTACTTTACCTGGGGTTACTTGCACCTGGGTGCACTTCTCTTCATTAGGGTAGGCTTGAACAACCTCAGTAGGAGAGGTCCACTTGATGTACTGGTAGTCCTTATCAAGGATAGGCATCCAGTTCTTCTCGCAGTAAGAATCTGGATTAACGGGGGCAGGTATGCGAGTGCGCAAAATTTCTTTCGCTGTCCATGCGCCCTTATCAATCTCTAGTTCAGAAAGCTCCATACGCCCTTGACCATTAGTGGTGGTGTCTCGGCGCACACCAGTTCCGTAATACTTGCCGTCCCACTTTACGAGTCGAGCATCTTCTAGACCAACAAATGTCCAGATAGGTTGAACATCTAAAAGAGTGGTGTCGATAAGGGTGTAGTTAATAACGTTGTAGTCTTTATCCAAACGGCAGAAATAGTTCGCCGTTACTAAGCGTTGGTCTTCTTCTGGATGCAAATAAGAAAGCGGGCCCCATATGCTAGGAAACCGTTGGTCGTTCTCAGCATGGTAAAGGGTGTAGTTGATGTGGCGCAAGATACAGAGTATGTCCCCATCGTCGTCTATAAAGATAGAGGGGTTCATTAGCCCTGTTCCCTGAGTAACCTCAGCAGGAATAATAAGCGGCTTTAATTTACCGCCTGCTTGTACCGATTTTTGCACCAAGTTCATGGGTTAAGTGTAGCGGCTATTCCTCAGTACGGGTGTTCCACCACATCGCGTAGTAGTTGTAATCAAAGTTAAAGCGCTTCATATGCTGGGCGATAGCTCCAGTATGAGCGTGAACAGGCACCCCTACAGCCTTGAGCTTGCGAAAGAAGACAATATCTTCGCTGACATATCTGCCCCCAAGACCCTCTTGTTCAGCAAACATTGATTGCTGAGGGTAGGCCTCACGAAGCTTAGGAACGATAGATTTGTGCATCAGAACAAGTCCCATGCCAGCGCAATCTACCTTGATGACTTGGTTCTCAGGAAGGGGATGAACGTGCTGGATAGTGAACTCATCCACGTCATTAAATATAACGGGCATTGGATTAGCTAGGGTTCCTTCATCGCTCTTAGAGATAAAGTAGATGCCACTAATAACAGGGCGCAAAACTTTATGGGCTTCAGCCCAAAGTTTCTTAAGGATGTCAATAGTCAAAACGACATCGCTATCCACCCAAAGAATCCAATCGGTCTGCAGGCTATCTGCCCAGCCATCAAAGACGACTTGGCGTTGGCGACCAATCTGGTTACCTGCACAACGAGCAAAGTTCTTAATATTAATTCCTGCCGCCTGAGCGTCCAGAATCGTATAAACAAGACCTTGAGTAAATTTGCCGTCTGTCATTCCCCCATCACACCAAGCGATGGTCAGAGTGTCCTTATTAGATGCCATGTAGTAAGTCCTTTGTTAAAGGATTACTATAACAGACTAGCTCCTGTGGCAGTGCCAACAGATTGCCAGACAGTGCCTGTCCATACCCACGTACGACCACTATAGGTGTATGTGGTGACGTTAGGGATTAATCCTGTGGTTGGGAAGCCAGAAGAGTGTATAGCCCCTAATGATTTAATCCTCGAGTGGCTAAAATGGAAGCGTGAGCAAATGGCGCGTTAGGCGCTAATAATTGTGCTAATCATATTGCCGCTAGCGTCTGTAAAAGTACCGCTGGCGCTGACTAAAGTATATGACTGGGCACTTAGACTAACCGTTCCTGCGGATAATGCGCCAGCGGAATCTACCAAAGAACCCGTTGAATAAACCAAGCCAGCACCAGTGCTAGAAAGAGGCGAATAAGTGCCAGTCTTAGAACCATCTTGAGGTACTTGGATAATACTTGCTAATTGGTTTCCTGAGCCGTCTCCAAAAGCACCACCAATAGTTACAAAATAAGTTGAATCGGTGTAAATTGTTTGAAGTACTGCAGCATCATTAGCAGTATTTACAATAGAGTTTTGCCATTGTAAAGTGCCGCTAGAATTGTATTTCATTAGAAAACCGTTTTGTATACCCGTATCTGGGTCTGTCCAAATGCCAATGATGTAAATTTCATTGCTTGAACTGACATTTATAGCATTGCCGTATACAGTTTGGTCACTTGGGCCGC